TGTGGACAATCACCATTACCATCCCAATCATGGGCGCCGTAATTCTCATAGAACTGAGAATGAATTTTTAATTTACTTTTCATAACTTATTTATTTAATTCAACCATTGAAAGAGGAACGTTGTAAGAACCANCTCCATTTAACACTTTGATTACACACTTAGTTCTGTTGATTTTCTCAACTCTACATTGCTTACCAATCATCTTACGGTGGTTAACTTTTACATTAGCCCCAACATAAAGTTGTTGTTTTGCTTCGTAACCGGCCATAGCCTTTTTATTGTTGATGGTGGTAACTACCATTGAGTTTAGATTTCTCAACTCTTCGATTGTCATCTGATTTAATTCTGAATAATTCATTTGTTTAATTTTTAATTTTTAATTGGGTTAAACCTTAACCCCTTATTACCTTACTAATGTACGACAATTATTTTGATTTACCAAACTTTCAATGTTAACAAATTGTTAAGTTTAATATCCAATGAATTCCAACTTAACTTCAGGAACAATACCTTTACTTACTCCATATGGATATTCTTCATTCAACCAAAAGTTCTGAACGTTTTCAAGCTCTCTAAGAGTTTCGTTATAGATATCTTCAAACTCATACCCAGTGCCATACCCAGTTGGACAAACAATAGAAGAAACTTTTCGTAGAAGTTCTTCATCATCTGATTCTTTAGCGTTTTTTAGCTGAATTAATATTTCAATCTTCATCAAATCGGCCACCTTATCATTGTGGTCATACATTTCGTTACTCCAAGGCTTTGTGATTTGGATTCCGTACTTAGTGTTTAGTGGCTTTTTCATATTTTTTAATTTTTACTTATTAAATGAGGTTAACTCTAACCCTTTTACTATGTAAATATACGAAAAAAGCATGGTATTACCAAACTTCCAATGTTAAGAAATTGTTAAGTCTTTTTAAGGTTGGGCAAACTCTCTGTAATTTGTGATATAAGTTTTGAGAGATGGATATTTATCTGATGCTATTAGGGTGGTTCTTCTATTTGTGTTTTCTATACCTGCTTCTTTAATACTACCATCGGGGTTCTTTATATCAACAGTAGGGCCGAAGATTTTCCATCTAATTTTAAACTTTTTCCATAATATAGAATCCAATCCCGTATCAGTACCTACTTTTCCAAAATCTTTTTTAGATAACTCTAAGAAAGAATCATCATTTATCTTTTGTGCAAAGTATCGTTCCATCCAACCTCGTTTAATATCAGAATTGGTTGGTGATATTATGGATGGGTTAGGTATAATTGATTTTTTTACATCCAATGTTTTTATATTATCGTACTCAAAGTTTTTTGCTAAATCAAATCCTACATCAGTTTGTTGATTTAATTTTTTGATATCTACATATGGAATTAATATTCTTGATTTACCATCTACAAATGATGCTTCTGAAAATACCTCACCTGTCGTATATGTATGATATTGTCCAATGTATTCAACATTATCGGTAAACATCCATTCAGACCCATCGGTAATTAATCCAGGCGTTATCTGTGCTTTGGTGTAATATATACGGTTTCGTGTATCAGCCATTTTATTTCTATTTAATTCTCATTACAGTTTCATATGTAGTTGACCAATCACCCTGTCCATCAAATGAATGTTCAATTGAGATTATAGGAAAATCTACCGCATCGATGTTGTAAGCTTTTGGCATACGGTCAATTTTTATGGGAGACATATACTTTACCCCTGAAATTCCATCAATAGTTACCCCTAATTTTAACATCATTGGAACTTCGGCATATGCCCCTGTCGCAATTGTATGGGAATTTTGGCCCACATATTTTTGAATAAGAGAAGCTAATGTACTTGCTTTTTCAGCACTCCACCCATCATCACCAATACTCTGTTTTGATTTTTTTATCATATCGGTTGTTGCTAGGGTACTTTCATTAGGTTTTGTATTAGCTTCTTTTAATTGCTCACACTTACTATATAACCCTGATATCGCCTTCATATTTGAACTTCCTTCTTTCATAGATTTTGAAGATGCCTTTATTAACAAATCTGTATTAAAATCACTTTGAAGGCTTACATTTCGTGTAATTGAGTTTTGTCCTAATACTGAAAATGTATATGGGGTAGGGTTTTTAACACCTTTAGTTGGTATCATAGCCCGATTTATAATGTCTATCTTATTTTGTTCGGTTGGAGTAGGTGTGGTGTTTGTTGAATCTAAGTTAGTAATTCTTGGTCGGGTTTGTAACCTAACAACGCCCCCGGTATCAGTTTCTATTATAGAAAATAGTTTTGATAAAAAGTCCATTGTTTTGGGTGGGGCTTTTGCTCCATCTTTTCCAGAAGCACTACCTTGTAAACTATTATAGGCTTCAGCTAACACGTTTGTATTAATAAAGATTTGGGAGATTTCACTAGTGCCAGCTGGCAATGTTATATTATAGTTTTTAGTGAAGTTAAGTCCTTCATCAGTTGCCCCATATTTACCAGCCTCTCCGATTGGTATAAAACTACTGTATGCGTTAGCTGAACCAAAATCTCTGAATTCCTTTGGTGCTAATTTATATTCGTTAGTAGTGCCATCAATATTAATCTCAAACAACCCATCTGCTTCTTTAGAAGTTGTGTTTAAATATCTAATTATTGAACCTAATCGTGTGTATAATATAGTCTGGTCAGAACCACCGGCATAAAAAGATAAATCCGTCCATCCGGATGGCTTTTCTAATTCCAATGCGGCGAAAGTGTACTTGTTGTCCGCAACTCTGAATTGACATTGATTATCTTCGAGTCCATCCGCGGTGTCTTCCTCACCATCTTCTATTCCGAATGCGGTCCTACCCAATAATATAAAAGCTTCAATTGCATTTACAAATGGTTTATTTTCTCCAATTATTTCAGGGTCCGTTAATCCAACGGACTTGGCGGTACGGTCTCCACCCATAGTTTCTTGTCCAAACAACCCTGCTGCTGACATTGCTTTTACATTACAAGTATAACTACCATCGTTATCCATTGAGAATCCAAAATTATATATAGAAGCAAGGATTGAATCAGTATTAATACCCGCCTCAGTAAGTCCTTTCCACCCAAAGGATACTTTCATCTCTGCCCCAAGTCTAAAAAACCCCTTTTCCACTTGATTCATTTGGCTCAAGCTCCAAACTTTAAAGGATGCCTCTATTTCATACAAATATGCATTGGTATAATCACTACCACCTTCATTTCTAATATTAACTGATTGGAGTGTTATGTTAGGTCTTCTTGGGCCTTCTTTACCATCAGTAGTATACAGATTACCTGAATGAGTATCACCTATTTTTAAAGTTGCATCCTCCACACAAATGTTGGTTGCGGAGTTGCCTGTAAGTTCTAAATTAATGTATGCGTATTTTTTGTACTTCCACGAGTCAGGCATTTTACTACGTCTGTCTAATTCTGCTTTTGCTTTTGCATCAAATCCTGGATTAAATATATTTGCCATAACTTATTCGTTTAATGTGTTATATTGTTTTATAATTTCTAAATAATTTTGTGGTATTCTAAGCTGAACTCCTATTGGAACTGTTAAATTACCTTTACCTATATTATTTGCTCTTGCTATAATCCACCATAAGGTTGCATCTTCATAATATTGGAATGCAAGATTATCTAACCTATCGTGTCTAGCACCTATGATATAAATATCATTTAGATTACGCTCCATCAGAGGGTATTGGACTGATTTCCGATATCTCTTACCTTCTTCTGTCTTTACTATTGTTATATCTTCATATCTATTCATAATCTACCTCTAAAATGCTGTATCATAAACTTTTTTCATTGCAGATGATGGCTTTTCTCCTAGAATTTTTAATCCTATTGATACATCAACACCCATTGGTAATTCGCCTAATGGGTTCTCTTCAAAATCTAAATTTAAATCCCAAGGAGTTTCATCTGACATTGAATATGATAATGATTCGATGAATGCTTGTCGTTCTCTAAACAAAGAACCCAAACGGAAATCAATTAGTTGTCCGGTATATCCAGTACTGCCACCATATACCGGCATAGTGAATTTTGCTAACTGAGATAGTTTTTTATATATAGGCTGCATTTCAATACGAGAGGTTGCATAAACTTTAAAGGTAAACGATAAACTTCGTTCGAATGTTTTGTATTGATATGCCTGGTCCGCTCTTCCGTTATATTTAACAGTATCCCAAGATGGTGAGAATGTATCGGTTATTCCTGCAACCGTTCCTCTGAATTGAATTTTCTTATTATCAGATGTTTTGAACCACAGCTGGATTAAATCATATGTGCCTTCGGCTGGCTCTTCACCTATATCAAGTGCGTTTATTTTATCGTATCGGTCTCCAGTAAGGTCTGTATTCCCCCAGTCTACTCTATTTTCACCTAATTTACCAGGATTACCAAAATTCAGGAATTTGTTTATGTTGTTCTCTCCGTAGTTTTCTTTTTCTGCTCTTTTATATTCATTACTATCTTCTGATAATAAACTTCTGAAATCTATATCTGCACCGGCCCCACTCTTTCTTTTAGGAATGTTTATATATGAAATGGTTTCGTAATCGGTAATAATTTCACCAGCCGGCCGCGCGTAACTTAAATCTTCTCCTTTTGCATTTGTTCCAATATACCTTGCCCCATCGGTCTGATTAGATTTTGGAACACCACCACCACCGAATTTATAGATGTCTTTTTTGTAATCCTTATTGATGTACCTGTCATGTAGGAAGAAAAGGTGTTCGGTACGTTCCTGTTGAGTTCTTTCACTCGGACTAAGATTTTCATCCGTTGCTTCCGTATTAGTTGAATCTGGTGCTTTCATTACGATACCAGCTGCTGTATCCAACCCATTTGCCAGTGACTTTCGCCCGTATTGGCTAAAGATAGTATATGGTGCAAAGTATCGCTCAAAGTCATCTGGTAAATGTTTTGGGCCGCCTGGAGCCTCATCACCTAAATTCTTTTTTATTTGTATAGCTTCGTTCCGAGTATCAAATTCCCGCTTTGCGAACTTACCGTTAGGTATTAACCCATATACTGAATTAGGTCCACCCAAACTGGCGTTATTAAATTTCCATCCCAAGTTTGCTGATAAGTCGCCTGTTTTACTGGAATTGTAACTGATAGTTTTTGACCCTTTGTTGATACCAAATGATTCACCATAATACGCCACTAATCTATTATCGGTTGGGTATGCCGGGCCCGGAAATAGACCTAAACCCATATCACCAAAAGCTCCTGCGTCCAATTTCAATTTTTGTACTGATTCGTACCCACCATCCCCTTTATCAAATGGGGTGAATCCGTGTCTATTTGGGTGTAACCCAAGTTGTATGCCAATTGAAGATGCTAATGTGTTTATAGGTGTCCATATTTTTGTACGCCGTTTTAAGTTTATCTTTTCTACATTTGGATTTGATTGTTGTAATCCAAATTGCTTTACACCCCATAATAACCCTTTGATGGATACCATCCACTTACCAAGTCTAATTGCATCTATAACTGCTCTTGTAGTAGATGTTATTACACCACCTCTGATAAGTCCATCATCTAAATCAATGTTAGTACCCGGTATACCAAAGTTTTGAGGTTCATTTCCCTTCTTACCCTTACGTTGTATACCTCTAAGAATTAATGGATGGTCAAATACTGTCAGTCCAGTATTATGTGCATCATCTCTTAGATTGAATTTAGAATACATCTCATCTAAGAAAGATGGTGAATTACGCATCTCTTGTAGTTTGGATATTTTACCTTTAGTCAAATCTAATGCAAAGTCACCTCTTTGGAATGAATCCATATAATAGGTACTGTCTTGGTTGTAACTTTGTTTTTGACCTGATGCTTGTTTTTGTAATTTAAACTTACCATAACCAGGTGCTGATGATAAATCAGGATGTATATAACTACTATAGTTACTGTATTCAGATAAATTGGAAACCCATTTACTTTCATCTGGTAACTTACCTTTAGTCAAATCTACTGCAAAATTACCTGTTTGGAATGGTTGCAAATAATATGTGTTGCTCCTGTTGTTTATTTGCTTTGTACCTGATGGGTCACCACCAAAAGATTTCACAGTTAATAAATTAACATGCGTATATTTAGAAAAACTACTGTATTCAGATGAGGTAGTACTCCAGTTAGTTTGGTCTTTTGAAATCCCAATAAATTGTGAAGGTGCTAACTGGAATTGATTTAGGGAAAACCCACGTGCTTTTGATGAATTAATTGGAAAGAAATCAACCGCTTTAAGTTTACTATATAATGATGAGTTTTCATTAAATGCATCTTTATCATCGGCTGTTATTTCGTTTAATCCTCTTTTGATTCCTGTAAACTTTGTTTCATCTCGATGTACTTGGTTTAAAGAAAACCCACGTGCTTTTGATGTTTCAATTGGAAAGAAATTAACCGCTTTAAGTTCACCATGTATTGAGTTATTATTCCATACTTCTTGGTTTTTTGCAACCCCAGTAAACTTTGAATCGGCTGGGAGAGTTGCTCCAAATTTAGAGTTAAACCCTTTAGCATGTATATCTGTAATATAATTTACGTCTTTTGGTGTAGTTTCACCCAAAAACTTAGATGTGTTGTTAGATGGGGTTTGTGTAGTTTCCCCTAAAAACTTAGATGTGTTATCTGCTGAATTAGGAGTTGTTTCACCTAAGAACTTAGATGTGTTATCTGCCGAATTAGGAGTTGTTTCACCCAAAAACTTAGATGTGTTATCTGCTGAATTAGGAGTTGTTTCACCTAAGAACTTAGATTCCCTATTAGATAGAGTTGGTGTTGTTAATCCTAAGAAGTTTTCGTTATTATCAAATTTAGTAGGTGTTGTTTCACCTAAGAAGTTTTCGTTATTATCAAATTTAGTAGGTGTTGTTTCACCTAAGAACTTAGATGTGTTATCTGCTGAATTGGGAGTTGTTTCACCTAAGTAACGTTCTTCTAAACTTAATGGTTTAGTAGTTGTTTCACCTAAGAACTTTTCAGAGTTATTAGATGGCGTAGGTGTTGTTTCACCTAAAAACTTAGATGTATTGTTAGATGGTGCAGGTGTGGTTTCACCTAAAAACTTAGATGTGTTATCCATATTTTTTGGATTAACACCCTCTTTATTAGTAGTTGTTTGAGAACGTGGAATCTTTGGCGCTGATTCTACCATAGAACTTAAAGGTGTTTTGTTTAAGTTTTTGTTAACACTTACTCTTTCTTTAGATTCCAACGGGTCTTTCTTTGGCATCCTAAACTTTGAAAGGTCTGATTTTAAATCTTTTAATGCCATAGTTATTTCCTATATACGTTTTTAGATACACCCTGTCTACTTTGAATTTTTGTTATTTCAGAAACTACTTTACCATCTACACTTATTAGTATAGGTTGAGATTGAATATCACCACGTAATCCATTAATAGCATCTATTAACTTAGAATCTGAATTATCTGAATTTGAATCAGTATCATCCGAACCACCCATCATATCACCGATACTATCAGCAATTCCCATTAAAGTAGGTGCAAGTAGAACGGTTACTGCTCCTAATCCTGTAAGAGCTAATAAACCAGGTACTCCCATCATACCGATTGCAGCTAATCCAAACGCAACTCCCATAAGAGCAGGTCCTAATAGTAACATAGCACCTACATTTTCCATAGTTACTGCATTCATCATATTAACAAGTCCATCAGCTACTGCTGTAATGATTGGTGGTATTGCTGCGAATACACCTATAAATATATTTCCGAATGCTTCTACTAATGGTGATAATAATGATAATGAGTATGCAAATGGAATCATAGCTACACCTAATGCAGCAAGTAATCCAATTCCAATCAGTACAGCTATTGCTGTAGCTGGATTACCAAATGCGGTTAAACCCGCTGCGAGTCCTGCAAAGTTAGTAGTTAGAGCAGCCCCCAGTCCAGGAATCGACATAAACAATAGAAATGGAATCGCTAACATACCCAGAGCTAGTGCTGGTATGGCTAGTAACAATACCAATGCCCCAACAGCAGCTTGTGTCATTTGAGATAAACCTCTACCTAATCCTGTAAAGTTGTCTTTCAATGCTTTTAGTTTAACTTTACCCATAAATAATAAGAATGGGATTGCTGGTAATGATAACAGAAGTGCCGGTCCGGCTAATGCCATATTAAATATACCTGCTAATACTTTACCCGAACCCATTGCTTTTAATCCACCGGCAAGTGATTTTAATCCTTTACCTGAACCTTGTGATGCTTTGGTAGGTTTTGCTTCGGAATTACTTAAATCAGTTTGGCCTCCTCCACCTTTGCCACCCATACCAGGTATAAGATTTTTTAAACCAACACTTTTACCTTGCATCAGATTCATAATACCCATCTGAGCGATGTACCCAATTAGGGCAGTTGTTCCTTCTTTAATTGCATCAGGAGTTCTTTGATACAAATCTAAAGCAGTTGCTAAGCCTTTATCGAGGTCACTACTTTCTTCAATCTTTTTAGCTTGGTCTCGCTTCTGAATTTGCTCTGATAACATATCAGATGACATCCCTATTGCTGCAGCGTATTGCTCCATCCCTAATGGGCCTAGTTCTTTGAATTTTTCCGCTGACATATTGGTTTTGTCCAATGCGGCATTTAATGCATCAGTATTCCCTGTGTTCATGAACTCCATTGCAGCGGCGGTCATACCTTGCATACCTTCCATTTGAGTGGCGGTAAGCTTATCTCCCAACATAATTCGTGCTTTTGCCTGAGCTTTCATGCTAGATTCAATATCCAACATATTATCAGCTATACCCCTCATATCACTTAAAGAACGGCCTTGCTTATTCATTGCAATGGTTTTTTGAGCTAAAAGTTTAATCTCTTTCTCACTCATACCAACCATAAGCTTTTGTTGAGATGCCATATCCTTAAATGTAACTGATGCCAATACACCTGCATCTTGTGCCATCTTTGATATCTCTTCGGTCATATCATTAGCACTACCACCGGCAGATTCCATCGATTGTGCCATCTTGGCTGCATCTTCACCACCTACACCCATTTTGGACATAGCTGCCATCGAGTTTCTAAGGTCGTTTGTTAACCCAGCAGTCGTACCCATTGTAGTTGCAAAATCTTTGGTAGCTTGGTTGAGTTCTGCTATACTAAACTTAGAGAATACAGCGGCCGCCGAGAAGTTCATCATTCCAGCTTCCATTGCAGCGGCACCACTCATACCTAATTCTTGGTTCAAATCAGATGCTAATCCAACAGTAGTTTTAAATATATCACCAATCGCAGCAGTAGTTCCTTTAAGTGCTTCCATAGCAAACCCTAAAGTAGTACCTGCTTTTAACATTTGACCTAACGTACCTAACGAACCAAATAATTCATCTTTATATCCTTCTGCTAGGTCTTTAATCTCTTCTTCTAAATCTTTTTGTTGAATTTTACTTTTAGTGATATCAATTGCTAGGTCCATTTGAACTACCATACTATCATTGATAATCTTTCCTGATTTTATGTACTCTTGTAAGTATGTTTGTTTTTCCTGTTCTAATACATTTAATTGGTCTGCAAGGTCTGCTTGTCCTTTTACAGATTTATTTATCCTATCTTGGATTTCTGCAGCTGCTTTAGTAGTTTTAGCGGTTGTTGCTAGAATAGCAGAAATTGACTGGAAGCTATCTTTCGCTTCTCTAGCGGCATTCTTTATTTTTATGGTTTCATCTGATGCAGAGTTAGCCATTAGTCAACCTGTTTAGTTTCAATCATTTTTTTAACTGCATCAGGTATGGCATCCCAGCTACCATAATGGTCAATGGTACGTTTCTGAATCGCAGACCTATTATTAGCAATTTGCCTTTCTAAATCTTTTGACTTAGATTTTTTCTTAGATAATTGTATTTTTTGTAAAATCCTATCTACAAGCCCCTCTGATACGTTTATATTAGATAGTATTTCCTTCAATTTAGATTTTGATATTTTTGCCATATGGTTTCCTCTACTTATATAAATATAAATATAGAAATACCCAACATTTCTGTTGGGTATCCTATTATCTTTTTGATTTAGCTTTTTTCATAGCTGTATCATGTTGCTTTTGTTCTTCTTTTTTAAATTCTATTATTTTACTGATGTAGAATGTTCTCGACCAAATCGGTAGGTTATATACATCTGTAAATGTGAATCCACCATTTCCATGATAGATTAAATCAAATATTTGAGAATGCAACAGTTTTCGGTAGTTAAGACTTAGGCCAAAAAAACCCCACGTCCATAGGCAGTAGCATATTCCTCCTTTCACCAGTTTCATCTGATACGAATTCCCATTCTAAATCTATATCAGGTGTAACTTCACTTATATGCGTTCTTAAAGCCTTTGAATCTACTGCGAATAATTCATTTTCCACAAAATTGCTGATTATCTTTTGGTCGTATTCACCATCAACTGATAAAATCATATTTTTTAATCGAGTTGTTAAATCCTTAGAGGTTTCATCTTTTAATTTCTTACGTGCTTTTTTACTTTCTTCTAACTGATGTTTGATTTTACGTTCTTTACTTTCAGTTAAAGCTTGAAATGTTATCATTCTCTTAGAGCGGGGTAATTCAAATTCGTATTCGTTTTTGTTTAATTCAGTTTGACCTGAACCATCATACTCTTTGTTTTCAAATTGAGTTAAATCAATTGTATCTTTCTGAGTTGTGTTTGGTGAGGTTGGGTCATCAATTTCAACTTCATAATCTTTACCATAACCTAAAACACGTGCTGCTATCATAATTGCGTTTTTATCACCTGTTACTAAATCAACGTATTTGATTGGTAATCCTTCACCATTCGATATAATTAGTGCTTGAAATAATCTATCCAATACACTACCATCTTTAATGTATGATTGTGTTGTAAGGATATCTTCCTCTCTGGCAGTCATATATTTTAATTCTATCTTTCCTGATGATAGTGGATTATCTTTTGGATAAACCAACCCATTTGAAGGTAATTCAATTATTTCTGTAGGGAATTTGTAATCTGAAACTTGCGTTTGTGCGTGTTGTTGCTTTGCGAGTTCCACCATATCTGAATTAGACATGGGCTTTGATGAATAATCATCTTGTAGTTTTTCACTCATATAGTAATCTCCGTTTTTATAACTTTGTTCGTATATAAATATGAAAAAAATACTTTATAAACAAAAAAACCCCACCATTTCTGGTAGGGTTCTTAATTTTATTAATAATTCGGTAATTCTGAATTAGAAATTTAGTATTGCGTAATCAAATGTAAGTGTTAAATCAACAGTTGCGATATCTTCACCAGTATAATCCATATCTGAGAATTTTGCTGTTTGAATAAATGCACCTTTAAGTTTCCACTCTTCTACTTTATCACCAACAGGACCCAAACTGTTAAATGTGATATCTTTTTTGTAGAAATCAGAGTATCCATCTCGTCCGGTTACAGATTCGTGATGTAGTCTTACCCATTCCATTGCTGCTTGTGCTGCTGAAGGAACTACTGGGTCATATAGTGAAATTGTTAAATCACTCCACTCACTTCTACCTTTTACATATCGTTTAACGTTAACGTGGTCTATTGTAACCTTACCGTTTGTTATTTCTGGTCTACCAGCAGCTTTAACTAAGTATGCTGGAATTCCTTCTATATACATAATGAACCTGTTTGACATCTTCGGTTCGAATGATGTAAACATTACTTCTGTTGGGTCTAATAATTGTGCCATTTTTGTTTTCCTATGTTTCTATTTCTTTTATATAAATATAGTTTATTCTAAAAAATAGTTAGTTCCCCCAAAATTAGTAGGGGAACTTAACTATTGTCTATATACTATTCTGGAAATGCAGCGCCAGTCGGTAGTACGTTGAAATCAAGAACTATAAATTCTGCTGTTTTCGCTGGTTGTAAGAAAATCTCACCTACCATAATATTTCTATCAATTACATCAGGAGTGTTGTTGGTATCATCCATAACTACTCTAAATGCGTATAAACCTTGTCTTTGTTGGATTGATTCCAAATAAGGATTTACAATTGATAAGAAACGATTTCGTGTCGCTGCTGTATTATTTTCAAATACTAAGTAACGAGTTGAAGATGCGATAAACTTCTTAACTGCGATTAATAATCTTCGTACATTGATTCTATCCAATGCCGATGGTTTAGCCTGTAAGGTTTTTTGTCCAAATACAGTAACTCCTTGACCAGGGAACGTTGCGATAGGATTTACTCTACCTTCGTAAAGTGCATCTCTCTCAACTCTAGTCAATCTACTCTTAGCTTCAATAACTGAAGTTAATCCACCACGATTTAAACCAGCTGGTGCGAACCATTCGGCTGCTACTGAATCGTTAAATGCAATAACACCCGGTAGAACTACAGATGGCGGAACCCATACAGGTTTGTTTTTATCTGAATTTAGTATCTTAACCCAAGGGTGATAAGATGCTACATAATTTGAATCAAATGGTTGAACTGTGTTTACAATTGTTGATATTGAATCAGCGTATGCTCCAGCATCCATTATAAAGAATGTATCCTGTCTGTCTTCACACATATCTTTAGCGAATGTAGTAACAGATGAATGTAATCTGTGGATTAGGCCTGGCAATACTAACATATTAATATCAAATTCATCAGGATTAGATACTGAGTTAATAGCTTTTCTGTATGCTATCGTTCCAGTCGCTGTATTTGATGAACAATCATACCCTTGCGTATTTCCAGCTATAATATCACCAGCAGTACTTACAATTCTATTTGGTTTGAATCCATCAAAACCACCTTGAAATGGTATTAAGAACTTACGAGAGTTAACTGATGTAGTTGCATCTGATAATGAAATAGAACCTGAGTTAGGTGATGCAGATGATGGGAAATTAGCTCCAGCTTCTTGGTTATAATCACCTAAGTAAAATGCCGTTCCAGCAGTTGCTGTTGATGAATCAGGAAATACTGATAAATAATTTACGTTATCCGTTGTAGATAAATCAAAATCAAATCCGTAAAACTTTTTAGCGTTATATGAACTATTAATTTGTTGATTTGCTACAAATGCTGGATTTGGAAGTGTAAATGCCGTTCCGTAAGGATTTTGCAATGCTGCGAATCCGAATGGTACTAATGATACATCAACTGCTCCGTTATTAACTGCGGTAGATACTTCAACTCTAATATTTGCTGATAGGTTGTTATAATCACCATTTGTTGATAATTTACCATTTGCATCAACTGTAATATATTTGTCACCAATTACTCTAACTATATAGTTTGGAGAATCTGGGTTTAAGTTACAACCTTGAAATTGTTCAACTAAATTAGGTCTGATATCAGAATCAACTATACCAACGAATGGTGAACCTACAATTTTGTCTTGGTCAACTCTTCGTACTACTACAGTAAATGAACCATATTCAGAACCTGGTACTGAACCTGCTACTTTAATGTCTTGGATACCAATTTTAAACTCATAGTTTGTAGCACTACCATGTGATAATGTATGGAACTTAAACAAATTAGTAGTGTTTCCACCAACTTTTTGAGATGTAATCCAAGGTGTTGAAGCTTCGGTGTATGCTTTAGAGTAATCAATATCAGAACTGGTTACTGCGGTTACTGCTACAGTTTCACCTGTTGCGATTGATGCTGATTGAAATATTTTAAAGTTTGATAACAGATATGCGTTTTCAGAACCTCTTGGAGAGAATCCAAATGCTTTAGTTATGTAGTTATCGTTTGTTGGGTTTAATGAAGAGGAAAATACCTTTCCTGTTACAGTTGAACCTGAAACTGTTAATAAAAACTCCGAACCTGTGTTTTCAGATACAGGCGTCGGTCCATTAAATACATCTGTATCAGATGTTACAGCCGTTGTTGGGTGTAATACTGCTACTGTTTTAACACCAAGCGCTGAGGATGATACTTGTAATGCTATTGGGTTTTCTAAAGTATACCCATCTTGTCCTAATACCCTAACGATTGTTGCTGTACCGGCATCTTCTAAATAAGCTTGTGCAGTATAAGGTAGGTATGAATCTTCAGTCAACCCTCCGAATACTTGTTGAAACTCTTGATACGATTGTACGGTTGTTGGTACAAATGCAGGTCCTTTAACTGTAGACCCTATTAATGCTGCACCAATTTCACCAATTCCTTGGGGTAGAAACGACAAGTCCTTTTCTCTGGTAAATACTCCAGGACTTACTATTCTTTCTGCCATTTTATTCTCCTATTAATTTCTTATGGTTTATATACTAATAAATACTTTAAAAAATTGGAAACGTTGATACTTATTGCTTCGGTGTAAAAATACCTGTATTTATATCAAATTCACCATCACCATACTTTTCTTTTAAGTCTGCTGCTAGTGTCATTTCACTTTCTCTGATTTTTATATATGTTTGTTGAAGTTCTTCTTTATAAGTCATCAACTGATTGTTTTGGTTAGCTAAAACTAACAATTCAATCTCCAATTCACCTAATTTAGCGGTAACATCTGAATAATCATCTCTAAATTTGTGTATTTTCGTTATTTCTTCTTCTTGAAACTTAATTACTTGCTTTTCTGTAACTTGCTTTATTTCTGCCATAACATTTTGTGTTTTAATTTATTACTATCGTATATAAATATGATTATTTATTTAGAAAGTTTAGTATTCCACGCAATTTTTGAAACTCCGAATGCTTTTTGTACATTTACAGTATTTCCTTTGTGTTCTGGAATTAAATATGCTTTGGCAGTAAGTGTTACGTTACTTCGTACAACTCTCTCTTCCCCAACACCGTTAGTAGTTTCAAATGAGTAGGAATCACCTTTGATTTGGAATTTATATCTCTGTCCGAACGAACCACCATTGAAATAGATTATTTGTTCAACTACTTTATTCAAATCTTCCATATAATCACACCATACAATAACATCATATGATATATTCACATAATCAGGTGTATCTATGATATAGTTTTCTTGTACAGGTGATTGTCCTATTAATTCAGAGAATGAATCGTATTTGTTTTCTTGCGTATATTTCTTAGTAAACGTTCTTGAAGTATCATCATCAGTTAAAACTTTTAATTTAGCATATTCTGTATTAACTTCTAATGAATTTCGTTTGAATGTAATTAATGGTGCTATAATCTTACCACTACTATCTTTCATAAACCCATCACGTTGTGCAGATGCCCAATTTTCAGGAGTTGAATACATTACAGGAACAGGAATAAACTTTCCGTTCTCTTTAATAGTAGGTTTTACGTTAATCTCTAAGAAATCTTTAAAAGCTAAATCAATATCATAGATACCAACACTTGGTATTTTAACATCATCAGTTCTTCGAGATACTTGTTTGGCTTTATTCAATATGGGGTCATCTGAAAATGAACTTTGTGTTCTTTTCAAGTCTACCTTCTCATCTCTATTGTTTCTGTATTTGTATGCCATATTATATTCCTACCGGTAAATCATTGTTATCTCTGTTTATACCAACTCTGTAATCATCTCTCAAATTTAATTGAGATTTTTTAGCTACATGAGTTTCAAGCTTTATTGAAATATTATAACCTTGTGTATCACCACCATCCCACGTTTCAGGATTCTTTCCTGCAAAATATTGATTTTCGGTTGTACTATCCACAACATGCTGTTCTGAATCCCACTCAATTACATCACCTATTTGGGGATATAAGTTACTATCAACTAATGTATCTCTTAAAAAGAAAAAACTTACTATTCTAGTGTAATCAGTACCAAATTCATCGAATACTTGAGTTCTATCTGCTCTATCGATTATACATGGTAGTTTTACAGGACTGTAATAAGATTTAACCTTGCCTTCACCATATACATTCACACTTGTCTCATCGATTACTAATTTATAATAATAAACCTCTGTATCAATTATATCATTGATAAGTTCTTTATTAACCTTTCTAAATAAACTAGCATCTCTACTTCCACCAAATAGTGCCATATTGTTATCCTATGTAAACTGCTCTAGGGATTCTACTGAGAGTTGATTCCATAAATTCAGATTCATCTTTTTGGGCTTCTAATAATGATTTACGAGAAGTTGCTTCTAAATTTTCTCTTAATTCTGCAATTAATATTTCTTTTTCTGTTGATGCTTCACCTCTTAAATCAGCTCCATCCAAAGTAATTTCTGAATTTGGAATTGGTACTGAACTAAACTTAGCTCTTACTGCACCTAACATTTCTTTTGCTAATGCTAATGCGTATTTATGAATCCAACGTTTTCCTACATGGTTTACTTTTGTATAAGTAATTCTATCATAAGGTACATTTGAATAATCTGATACTACTGAATTAGAAATAACACCGTTACTTCGCTCACTCTCTAAAATGTAATGAAAGTGTATTTTGTATGCCATTGTTGGGATTGGGAATATTCTAATTCTATTATTTTGAATATCAAACCCATATTGTGACCTACGAATCATATCATTGAACTCAATTGCTTGAACTCTAAGTAAATCATCATAAAGTGGTTGCATCATAAATGAAACACCTGGAGAATAGTTACCCCAACCAAATGCATCCAACATACCATCAGAACCAACACCAGCTCCGGCTAATGGGTCAAAGAACCTTACCATAGCAGGTGGTGCATCGTGCAACATCTTTTTAATTTCAAATTTATCAACTCCAGCAGTTCCACTTTCTAATGAAGCAACTGATGATGTTGTTAAATCATAAACTTGCTGACCTACTACAGTACTGAATGAACCTGTGTAATATGTTAATCTACCACCACTACCTACTTCCGAACCGTAATCCTTTGCAAGTGATACTAACCCACCCATATTTCCATCAAGATGTGTTTGTGAAATGTTAGAACCAGTCGGAGAGCCTTTTAAATTTAAAAGATTCTCTCTAATGTTAAATTGATTTACTTGTGTTGAATATTCAGTAACTGCTTCTTCAAAGCAAGTATAAAAGTTAATGTCTTGCAATTCAATATCAACAATTGGATAACCCAATCGTTTGGCACACCAAGATGATACTTTATCAGCATCTTGCTGAAACTCATAATCATTATCATAATGTCCAAACGGTGTCATATCTGGAAAGAATGATGATGAACCTGGCCATATTGGAATTTGTACTGCCATTAATATCTCCTATTGTTTATTATAAATATGGTAGATTGTT